ATAGTGATGTGTCCAGCAACATTTTCTCCAATAACCCAAGTCGGCCTGACAGCTTGGATAATTCTAAGCATTTCCGGCCAGAGGTGTCGGTCATCTTTATCGCCTCGTCTGACCCCGGCAAGCGAGAAGGGCTGGCAGGGGTATCCCCCGACAACGATGTCAACCAATCCTCTAAATCTATCTGCGTCATTTGCTAACTCCCTCACGTCATCAATTATCTCTGTGTCAGGCCAATGCTTACGCAATACCTTCTGCGCGTGTTTATCATACTCACAAAACGCGACCGTCTCATAGCCACCCACCAGCTTTTCGCCAGCGTAACTAAAGCCACCAATGCCGCTGAACAAATCTAACATCCTAAGCATACTTACCCCCAGCCAAGTGTTCGCGCAACACCATCTCGAAGGTTTCCCAATCCATCGTGACCGTGTACCGCCAGTCGTATACCTCGGCTATGTCACCGGCCAAGCCTGAGTTGCCGAGCATGACCAAAGCCTGCACGGGTAAGCGCACCTGCACCGGCTGGAAGTCGAGCTTGTAGATCAGGCACGGCAACGCGTCATTTGTGTTGGCCGAAGACCTAGCCGCTGTGACGACCTGATCCCACCAGCTCGGCGACACGCCCTTGGCGTACCGCTTGCACTCAATCAGGAACGGGAACGGCTTGCCGTCGGCAGGCTCCAGATCGCTCAAATCCTTTTCCTGATATTGCGACAGGCGTCTTCGTAATTTGCGACCCGTCGCCAGCTCGATTAGTTTGCAGACTTCGCGTTCAAATGCGGCGCCCTTAGCGCGTCCACCACCGGCACGCATCAGCCCAAGCTCTCCAAGCCGTGCCGACCGGCCTGACCGTCGAGCGACGACTGCACACTGCGCTGACGAATTTTGCTGGCAATTTGTGCCGCAAGCATCTCATCCGCCAGCGACGACTGACTGCGGTGAGCCGACAATTCCAGCTCCTTTTTTAGCGCCTCGATGGTCGAGGTGCGAAGCCGAAGCAAAACTGGCTTAATTTCTGACATTTTGTAACCCCTTCTGTGATCGTTGCTGGAAGCTAAAAACGCCGCTGGCAACTTTTTGGTACTGATATGCCCCAAAACACCCAAAGCCCGTCAGTGAGCTTGTATGAGCGATTAAAGGCATAGTGCTATTTTTTTGATATTTCTTCAAAATAACACTTGAAATATTCTAATATCAGATTATCTTCATATTTGTACAGAGGTACAAAACAGGTAAATTTAACAAGGGAGACTAAAATGGCTAAATTAACAAAAAATCAGAAATCATTGATCAGAATGGTTGCGGTTTATTATGGAAACGCAGTTCAAGAGCTTGAGGCAAACGGCAGAACGCCAAGGTATGACGCATATATGTGGATGTACGTTTATCATTGTGAGGAGCTTGGGATGGACGTGGCTTCATATGAGCGTGACGCGGCAGATCGTTATTGGGCAAGAGTAACGGCGGCGGCCTAACGGCCCCGCCCCACAAGGGAGACTGACATGCCAGTACCAACATACGACGAGCTAAAAAAGGCTCTGCAAATTATCGAGGCGGGTGACTTTGGCGGTCGCCGGATCACCCGCGCCGCCGCCAAGCTACGCGGCTTGAAGACCTACTTCACCGGCCAGCCGTGCATCAACGGCCACGTCGACGACCGCGCCGTCAGCAACGGCAACTGCATGACGTGCGTCAAGCTCAAGGCGCGCCGGTACAGCCACAAAAAGCGGACGGGAAGGAAGCGGTTAAATGATTAAAGAGTTTTTTGGTTTTTTGTTTTTGATGTCGTTTGCGATTGTGATGTGTACTAACATCGTGACGACCGAGTGGAATATCTGGGCCTTAATGGTCAAGATGGGCGGCGCCCAATAGGGCGTCAAATTGCAACTCGTTCATTTAGGAAAGGGATAGCCAATGGACAAGTTTATCGTAACAATCGAATGTACTAACCCAGCGACGCTGGCAAACATCATCAAGCAAAGTGTTGACGACGCAAGGATCGTCAACATCGAGAGCAAGCAAGTGCCAAGTGCGACACTACAGCCGCGCGATAAGGCAGATCAGTCGCAGGTAGTGCAGATGCCTCGAAAGAAGGTCGCGGTTAGACAGGTCGACGGCTGGGAATTGTACAAGTTTGCGCTTGAGCTGTATCACCCGCAGAAGGTGTTTAAGGCAAGCGACCTGCAAGACCAGTGGAGATCGTGGGGCAGAGACTGTAGCGACAACGCTGTGTCAGCTCACTTGCATCGCTTTTTTAATATGGCTCTGGTGAAGCGTGTCGGCGGCACCGCAGGGACGGGATACTCTTACACAATGTTTCGACCCGTATCACGTCAGGACTTCGATCAAAGGGTTGCGGCATTAAGCGTTAACAGAAACTCAGGAGCAAATGATGGTCGGTAAAAAAACACCCAATAATATTGTCACGGGATCAAGACTGCCCGCGCTATTAAACGCGTCGCCATACGACACACCCAACGACCTGCTGGCAAGCGTGCTGGCAGACATCGAGGGCAAGCCCGACCCGAAGCCCTTTAACGGCAACGAGGCCTGCGACTGGGGCGACGCGCTGGAAGGCATGATCTTGACTGAGGCGGCTAACCGCCTCGGTCTCGACGACCTAAAGCTGGAACACGACGCGCTGTTCCACGACAAGCTACCGTTTGCGGCGTCGCTCGATGGCACCGCTGACGCTGGCGTCGGTGGCTGGGTCGACACAAATTGGGACAAGGGCATCATCTGCCCCAACGGCAAGGTGTTTGTGACCGGCACCGGCGTGCTGGAAAGCAAGCTGACCAGCAACAAGCCAGAGGACGCGCCAGCGCCCCACAGAGGCCCGCTACAGCTTCAGGGGCAGTTGATGGTCACCAAATACACTTGGGGCGCTGTGTGCGTCTTGTACGGCGGTGTAGAGCTACGCATCTTTTTGTATCAGGCTGATGCCGCGGTACAGTCGAAGATAATGCAGGCCGTCGACGACTTTGAGCGCCGCAAGCGCGACATCGATTGGTATCCGGTGTTGTCCAGCTCGGACGGCAACACCGCCTACCCACTGGTAGACGACGGCGCCGAGCCGCTGGAATTGCCCGCCACCGAGGCTGAGTGGCTCGCACAGCTCGTTAATGCCAAGGACGCCAAGCGTGCGGCCGAGGCCGACATCGACGAGGCTGAGGCGGCGCTGAAAGAGTTTATGGGCAGTCACGAACAGGCCACCGGCATCGTCGGCAATACCAAATACTCGGTGCGCTGGCCTATGCGGCAGTTCAAGGCACAGCCGCCCAAGCCAGCCACACCCGGCAAGCCAGCTCGTGTGGTGCGCCAGACCACGCTGACGGTAAAAGAGGTGCGTGATGATTGACGTGCCGCTGACGCCGAAACAGCACAACATGCGGCTGGTGATAGCGCGGTTCCACCGGAAATACGGCTACTACCCGTCGATACGAGAGCTGGCCGAAAAGACCGGCAAGTCTATGACACAGTGCGCTCGATACATGAACGCGCTGGTCAAACGCGGCGCCGCAGAAAAGACGGCTGGCATAGCGCGCGGCTTTCGGTTACTGTAGTCGCGTCGGGTTTCCTCCCACCCGATAAATTGAGCGACTGGCCCCCGTTTCGGCGGGGGTCTTTTTTCCATAGGTGGCAATATGGGTAAATTATATCCAACAAAGAAATGCGAAGAGTGCGGCGGCTACGGCTACCACGTTATTGAGGCTGGTAGGCGCGGCGCACACGACCCATCATGCGTTATAGTCAGGCAGGACTGCGAAGAGTGTTTAGGCGAGGGTGAGGTCGAGGATGCCGAAGCCGACGAGTAGCTAGCATTTACCCCTCGCTTCGGCTGGGGGTTTTACTTTGTGTCGGTTTTCTTCGCCTTGTCGAATGACCGCATGCCGCCAATGCCGAGCATGCCAAACATCAGCGGCATCATCACCGACATGTCAGCCTGCGGGATTGCGACACCAAACCCAGCCGCAATAGGCGACACCATATAGTTAATGCCCAGCGACAGGCCGCATATCCAGCCTATAAGGGGGCGCCAGCTCGCTTGGAACCAGTTACCCTTGGCATCTGCCTTTAGCACCTCTATCTGCGCTAGGGCAAGCTCCTGCGCGTGTTTCTCGGCCATTGTGGCTAGATCGTGCGCCAGCTTATTCTTTGTATCCGCGTCTGGGATAAACTTGTCGAGGATGCCGCTAACGGCAGGTATCAGTGCTGTAATCATTATTTGCTCTCCGATCCAACCCACACGGCAAAGGCGCCGGTGGCCGCGCCGACTATGGTCGACACAAAAGCCGTCTGCTGGGTGGTCGCCTCGACGCCCAGCCCCATAAACCAGTCGCACACGTTCCACGCCATCAGCGTAAACGCCAGCATCATTAGCCGCGGGATTATCTTGTATTCGGTTATCGCCTTAGCCATCAGCCAACGCCCTCATGCGCTTGACCAGCCGGTTAGCCCGATTTGTGACTTGCTCATACCAGCGGCTGTCGACCATCTCATCTGCCGCGCCAGACCAATTACGCTCGTCGACGCAACGCTTCATGCCCCGAAACTTTTTCATCGTCGGCAAGCCAAGGTTAAACATCATATTCGCAATGATGCGTTGCGCCTCTTCGGGCAGGTCGTCGAAGTCGTCATAGAGCCGGTGGCAGTCTTCGCGCACCACCGCAACGTCCAGATCGAATAACTGCTTCATGCGTTTTTCGGTGATCGTGTAGCCTTCGGGCTTGCCGTACTCGGCGTCGCCGTCGATTATCTTGTGGCCAATGCCTACGGTCAGGTAGCCCTCGGTGCAACGATACACGTCGAGCCGCACGCCCTCATCGTAAATTAGTTCTTCTCTGAGCTTGTCGACGTCCATCTCTAACCTGCCTTACCGTTTCAATCGCCTTAAAAAACGACGCGCGCTCCGCCTCAGCCTCATCAAGTAGCTTGGCTTGCACGCGCTTCGTATATTGGCGCACCGACCAGATTGGCATCCACAGCGTGCGCCGATGTTCAGCGCCGACAAGGCATAATAAGTCATAGTCTTCCTCAGTCGGTAAATGTTTAGTCTTGCATCCGTGGCCAAGCTGGAAGTGATACACCGGAGCGCGGTTGCCGCGTTCCGCAGATAAACTCGCAGTCTTAACTTGAACCCTGTAAAATTCATTTGCGTCATCCCAAAAAACAGCGTCAACTTTATCCTGCTGGGCTAGGCTAACCTTAAACCCAAACTGCAATACCGTTGCCGCCGCAATGTACTCGCCCATAAGGCCAGTCGCTGTCTCGCTCATGCGACCATATTAGCCAAACAAATCAATCGCGCAATACCACTTACCAAGCTGACTGCACCGCCGCAATTATCATAATAATCGCCGCAATGATTGCGCCAACGACTAGGGCGCCGACCTTTAGCATTTCCTCGATTTCGGCCTGCCGGTTTGCCGCCGCACGCGCCCGCTCTCTGGCGGCCTCACGCGCCTCTTGAAGACGCCTCTGGCGCTCGGCCAGTATGCCCGCCCAAGTGCCGTGACCAAAGCGCATGTCGACCATTGTGGCGACTTCCTGCATCTTCTCGGCGGCGAGCTTTGCGTCGATGATTTCCTTAGCCACAGTCTGCACGCCAAACTGATCCGCCAGCCCGCCCTTGGCTTTTTTGTTGCGCGCCTCTTGCACCTGCTTCTCGCCGGTGAATAGCGCGTCGATCTGGCTGGCGATTTCGCCTATGTCCTTGGCCGTCGATATGTTCGATTTGATAAATTCGACGCTACTCTTTACGAGCGCGATACCGGCCAACGCGGTGCTTATCGGTTCCATAGCCTCACCTCGGCACGGGTTTGCAGATGGCTACCATTTTAACACGTTTGCCGTCCAATGACGATATGGGCGGCTGGTGGTTTAGGCGATTTGCTATGTACAGGCACCTGTCAACGTCAGCGAATGTCTGCGTCTGGCTGATGATGCCAGCGCCCATATATACGACTAGCAGAAACTCTATCATGTGCCTTGGTCGTCAAACGTGACTTTCTTGCACATAGCCCGCCAGTCGCGGATGTCGCCGCGCTCGATTAGCTGTTCGTAGTTCTGGATGACTTGTTCTTCTGGTGGGCAGGCAGGTAGGATGTCGGCGTGTACTTCCAGTTGGCCAGTGTTTAGCATTAGCACAACCAGAAATACAAAGCCTTCAACCACGGCCCAAGACTTTGTCGAGCTTGTCCTCGACCCGGTGCAGGGCATCCATCACCTGACGCATGTCGTCACGCAGTTCAAACTTTGTGGCGTATTCCTCGCGTGTTTTATTCAGCAAAATATTGAGCCGCTTCTGCTCTTTGTTTTGCTCTGACAAAAACCAAGCGAGGCCAGCCACGACTAGCCCGGTAAGCATGTCGATGAGGCTGGTCATTTCCATAGCTTATGCCTCAGGCCAATCGTTGATGGGTGCGTTGCCAGATGGCTCGCCATCGACCATAGGCACGTCATACAGCGCCATAAACGCCGCGTGGGTAGTTGCACCGCTGATTGCTGTCTCAATGCGCTCTGAGGCGGCTCTGACGTTTTGACGGTAGGCTAGTGTGGCTGACGGCACGTCTGTACCATTTTCGGCAGACCGCACGACCATCCAGTCGGTGGGTGCCAGCAAGCCAGCCGCAGTCTCTTTGACTTTAGCTATTGCGTTGCTTTTTAGACCCTTTGTAACGACTTGGTTGCCGTCTATGTCCAGCATAGGTGTGCCGTCTTCATTAGTCTCGTTGACGTCTTCCAGAGCGCGCTCCACACCAGCCGACCAATAGAAACGATCATCGAAACTTGCAACGACAGGATCGGCCTCATACACCAGCCCGATTTCAGCTTTTGCCTCATCGCTCAAAAGCATCCAGTTTGCAGGATGATGCCCCGCGTCTGATGACCAAGCGCGGCCCGCTTTGATGACTTTTCCATTATATCTATACATCGCGTTTTTCTCCTATATCACCGCGCATTGCTGTATTTGAATGGTTGCTCCGCGTAGGCTATAAACAAAAACTTCACGCCAGATTGCGAAATGTCGTAGTTGTTGGCCCTGCCGACAAACCCGTTGCTCACAAAATCAACTCTAGCCGCCGTATTTTCGCCGGCTGAAGTGTTCCAATATGTATATTTTTCACTGCCATCGTTGTCAGGGTCGCGCTTATTGTCGTAAAGAACCCAATGATGACTTGATGTGTCTATGTTCTTAACCAGCACGAAAGCGGGTCGAAAACCACAATAAACAAACGTGGGCGCGCCATTGCCAGTGAAAGCACCAATTTTACTGAAGCCCTCTACACTATGCAAGCAGTACGCTATGAATGTCCCGCCGTTAATATTTGTTCTGCTGGAGTAACCAGTTGTAAAAACTGTTTCAGTTGGGTTTGCCCCCCATTCATAGGCGTATGTTGTTGATGGCGCACCTGTCGAGTTCAATTCAAAAACACTGCTGGTGGTGAAATTTCCGATAGCCGTACTGCCAACCGACCATCCATATCCACTAGAGTTTCTGCGTTTGCAAATAATTAGTTCAGGTGCCGAAGCAAGGCCGTGACCTATTGTTGACGTCTGACCAGATGCGGTGTTGACACCAGTGTAGCTAACAATGCTGACGCCCGAAGTTTGATTAGCCGATACAGTTGATGATATACTTCCTGATGTGTTGCTAACACCAGAGCCGCCAGCTTTCCAATTCCAAGAGATATAACTAATAGTATTGGCATTTGAAAGGGCGTCAGCCCCTATATCAAAACCATCAGAAGTAAAGCTAAACCCTGTTGGGCCTGAACCATCAACTCCAGTGTCATCTATCCGCAGTCTTTGTCCTGAACGTAAAACGTCCATAGAGTGCCTGTTAAATGCGCCGCTATAATTTCTGTCAGAAATTACCGTCCAATCAGGCTGGAACGATAATGATGACACATCGTTTGTCGAGCCATTCCCTGTGAATAACGCAACTTCAAAATAATCTGTTGAATTTTCACCAACGCCGCTGTTCGGGCCGACGGTTAATTCTGGCATATTTTCAGAATTTAATGAAAGGTAATCCGTTGGCGCTGTATAAGAAAAGCTAGTCTGACCAAAATTAAACACACTAACAGCACTTGTTGCAGACATCGCAAAGGGTTTGTATCTACCAGTCAAACCAGTATAAGCATCGCCTTGAGAAACGCCATTGATAAAAAGTTCAATATTGCCCTCACCACAAGCAATCCCCAAAACATCGTTTGCACTCATAGTCGACATAAATGCGGTTGTTGATGAATATGGGTTTTGCGATTTGTGACCATTTGCCGGATTAAAAACGTGCAGACCAGCAGTTGAGTAAACATTCCCCGCTTTTGAAGAACCGACAAAATCTTCGCTCACAATACCAAGCCACGAATTTGTCCCGACAGTAGTTATCTCCCAATAAAATTTTTCATTAGCAATATCAAACGAATGAGTGCCGCAATGCGCCCCGTTTATACTATCACCTGTGTATTTTAGATTGCCGTCAGATAACCTAGAACCAGAACTATAAGAGTCAAGTGGGTTCATAACACAATGGTTATTCGTTGGTGAATCGTTGACCACATCGCTTGCGGCTAGGTTGTTGGCAGTCCAGTCATTGGTGTTGCCTGATAGGTCATCGCCTATTGCCGCACTATCTGCGAATGACAGGTAGAAGCCGTTAGTGCCATAACTACCACTGTATTCTTTAGGCACCCACACACCGTTGATGGTTTCGCCAAAGCTGGTGGCGTCTAGGGCTTGACCGTCAATAAAATGTGTTTCAGCTAAATAAGCACCTAGCCCATAACCTGTGGCTGTTGGATGTCTACCGATATTATGTTCAACCGCCGCATTTATTGCTTGGTCGCCAGTTAGTGATGAACGACTATCAGTTGAAAACGATGTTAATTCTGTGCCGTTTACATAAAGACGCATCCGTTGTGATGCTGTTGCGTTGTCTGTATCAAGCGACCACAAAATATGATACCAACCGCTGACATCTCTAAACACTCTGTCTGAACGTAACCATAGAGTTGACTGACCAGTAACAATTAAATTGTCACCAGCCCTCCAACTCAAAAACATAAAAGTGCTGTTAGCCGCACCTGTGTTAGTGCCAAAGATATAATCATCACTGCCACTAGGGGTCAGTTCTGACCTTTTCATCCAAGTGCTAAATGTCCACTTACGCCTGTTACCAGCGGCAAAAGTTCTTGATAGTTCACTTTCACTGACAGCATTAAACCGCAGAGACTGATCAATGGTGTAATCGTAAAACGAACCGCCAGCCGCACCCACGTTTCCGCCGCCGCCTATACCGAATAAACTGCTCATAGTTGATCCTTTAAGATACGTTCAGACTGCGACCGATTTCATACATATTTGTGCCATCGCTCATAAACACCAGCGTATCTCTAGCAGATGCTGTTGTGGTGAGCGTTGGCGCTGTGCCGCCCGCAAACTTAAAGACTGCGTTCCAAGTGCTGATGAGGCGGAGGCCAGTGCCATCCTGAATTAACGTCAGGACGTACACACCGCCGTCAACCATATTGGTAGGTGCGCCGAATGTGCGGTCGCCGCCAAGCGTAACGCTAGTCACCTGATTGGCTGATGCGTCCCAGCTAATCGTCGCCGCATCTGTCAGCGTGGTGGCGTTGAAGTTCTGCGTCTTGGTAAACTCTTGCGCGATAGACAGTCCAGCGATTGTGGCGTCAGCGTCCGGCACAGTCAGCACGCGGGTGTTGCCAGTGGTGATGCCCACCGCATCGAAGCGCACCCGCTTGGTGTCGTCAGTCGGGTCGGACAGCGTGAACGTGTCCTGTATGGCCGACGCGCCGGAGTTCATATCCGCCAGATGCGCCATTAATTCGCGGATGGCGTTATTCACATCGCTTGGCACCATTGTGCCTTCGCCCGTGTCTATAGAGTCAATATCCGTGTTATTTGAAGCACTTACGTCGTACTCTGAAATCTTCGTCTTAGCCATTATATTCTCCTAAAGGCGACTAAATTAGTTATAGCATATTTGCGCGCCCGCGTCATTGGCACCTACATATCAAACGGGTTTACCATACCCTGTGTCATACTAGGCGCACCGCCAGATAATATTGATCTAGGTGGGCGATCCTCAAAGTCAGTCACAAGCTCGCCACCTATCATTCCGCCCTGAGCTAATGAACGGCCAGCAATCATCATATTGCGCTCGTTAAACCACTTGCCGCCCTGCCCGGCGCGTAACGCCAACAGCGCCTCAACGGCGTCAGAATTAGTCAGGACATTTGCCAGCTTCTTAACATTTGCGTCTGACATTGCACGGCCTGCGGCATCTTTCATTGCGCCGGGGATTGCCCAAGGCGCCAAGGCGTATTTCATTGCAGTGCCAGCCATATTCGTTTGGTCTAGCAACTCTTTGGCGCTCTCTTTTGCCGCAGTGTCTGAGCCGGTGTACATAGCACGGCTGGCGGCTTGCATAACTTTTGCAAGGTTGTTAAACGCCTCAAGCTGTTGCGGCGACATAGCCGCTTCAAGCCGCTTCATCTGATCCTTGTTGCCAACCATACTCGACCAGAAAACCGCTGGCGCCCTAGCCGCCACAAGGTCTGGCCGTGACATGTATGACATTGGCACCTTGTTTGCCTTTTCCCACTGATGCGTCAATGCGCCCCTGACGGTGGCATCCCACACGTCTTGCCCGCCTTCGACCTTCAAGATGTTTTGCTTTGCCTGAGTAATAGCGGCGGGGCTTGAGCTGGTCAAAAATCTTGCGCCCATATATTCAAAGTCGCGGATATTTTTATTTGCCAAAATAGGCAGTATGCCAGCCTCTACCTCATCTATCGGTCGGCTTAAATCGCCCCATACTTGTCTGGCGCCTGCGTATTCCGGCACCTGACGATCCATTTCCTGCAACAACTTTCCCTGTAGCTCTTGAAGCCTAAGGGCCTTTTTGTTTGCGCCAGACCTTATGGCAATGCTGATCTCATCATCTAAGACTTCTTTGATGTTGTCCTGCACATACTCAAGATTTACGTCATCTCTAATTACCGGTCTTGTCTCGCCACCGACCTTGGCTGGCTTTGTATAATTTGCTCGTATTCTTTTGAGCGTGTTTTTTAGTGGCTGAAATTTGTCAGCCGTTTCGGTCAACAAAGCGTCAAACGGCTGAAGGTTTACAGAGCTTCCAGCTTCCCAAGCCTCAGCATACGCTGGCCTAGCCGCCGCAGACCGTTGCTTAGACAACTGTGTTACGGCCTCTCCGGCCGCTGTTGCCAGCCCCCTGCCTGTCGCCTCTGGCGTGCCAGCCCTTGGCGCAAGGCTCTCTAACATCTGCGTGGTAGCCACGCCAATTTGTTCGGCGCGATCTTGTGCAAACTGTGCCATCGTCTCGCTAGTACGCGGGTCACCTGTCAACGCCTTTTGTGCCGCGATTAAATCTGCCGAGCCGGTAAGCTCTGCTGGCGTCAAGGATATGCGCGTACCGTATTTAGCATTAACATTTGCCAGCGTTTGGCGAAGTGCCTGAGCCGCATCGCCAGCGCCAGTTCTAAGGGCCTGCCTAAACTGCTCGGCCGCCTGAGTAGCCGCCGCCTTAGTCAAACCCTTACCTATTAACGCGCCCGCTAGAGACGCCGCCATATCTATGGCGCCTTCGGTGCCAACGCGAAATGGGCTTATTCTTTGACCGGCCATCTGCCTAGCCAGTAACTCTCTGACGTACTGACCGCCCATAGCGCCAGCCGACCCGCCAGCTACGGCCGTGGGTATGGCCGCTGGTGCCGCAGGCGTCCCAGCCATAAGCAACCCCGGAATTGTTCCTAATGCGCTACCTGCGGCCGGTAAAGACGGGCCAAGCCCCTTAGCCACTTCGCGCGCAAAGCCGGGCGACACACGTTGCAACTTACCCTCTGGCGTCTGGTAAACGATGTTGCCGTCAGCAATGCCAAACCTTTCCGCCGGTATACCCATCTGTTGTGAGTAGTAACGTATGCGCGCCTCTGGGTCTTGAATTAGAGACGCCGCCGCAACGGTAGGTATTGATGCCGCGCCAGACGTGCCGGATGCGATTGGCATACGCATAGGCGCCGGGCTGATTGTGCGGTCGTCTGCTAAATCAAAAACATTGTCAGCCATTACTGTCTAGCCTTCTTTGCCGCCTCAGCATATGCCGCAACAGCAGTCGCCTGATCCGCGTCATTTGCGGCCATATACTTGTTTACAAATTCGTGCATGTACAAGGTCTTTGTCTCGCCTTGGCTGTTCTTGCCGGTGATCGAGATTGGGTACTTCTGAGCGAGGTTAGTGGTGATTGGCTCGCCACCCAAAATTTGTTGCGCCCTAAACAGGGCCGCGTTTGCGAAGCCGGTCTGATCTCTTAATTTAGCCTCAAATGTAACAGGGTCATCGTTTGGATTGATGCTATATTTTCTGGCGTTGCCAAGTTCAAAATTTGACACAGCCGCGCCTGACAACTGATTAAGCAATGTGGAGAATGTTTGCTGTACGCCGCGAATAAATTGTGTGCGTCGAGTTAGCCTGTCCTTTTGATCCGCACTAAGCAGGTTCGGGTCTATCTTAGCTAACTTCTGTCCAGTTAGCGCCTCAATCTCTGCGCCATAAGTCAAAAGCTCTGGTTCAAATGTGGCTCGCGCCTGATCTAGCATAGATATTTGGCCGGTGAGATTTGCTATGTCACTTTCCAAATCTTTCTTCGTGCCTTTTTCTAAGCCAGCGCCAGCGCCTTGTATTATCCGCGTTGTCCCGTCCGGCAGGACTTCTATACCAAATCCAGTGTCAGGTTTAACCCCTCCGATCTTTTGCAAAACCTCGCCGGTGTATGAATCAAGCATAGCTAACTGCGTGCCGCCGGGTACAGGCAACGCTTTTATCGTTGGCTTTTCGCCGCGCGTGGCCTTCGCATAAGCGGTCATAGCCTGTAAATTCGCCAGTCTCGCCGCGCGCTCGTCAGCTTTAATTTGACGCTCACGATCTTCACCTGCCATATACCCACCAGAAGCCGCCGCACCCATCTCAGCCAATACACGGCCGAGCGATACCGGTGTAGGCGACCAGTCGCTGGCCCGCGCACCCGCAATCGCGGCTTGGCTAATCGCCTGACCAACCGGTGACGTCAGCGGCTGGCTAAATGCGCCCATAAAGCCGCTAGGTTGGCTCGGTGGCGGCGTTGGCTTGGATATAGGTAGTACGCCGGGCATAGGCATGCCAGACGCCGCCTGCTGGGTTTCCTGCGCCTTTTTCATCTGCGACTGACGTAACACTTCCCGCATCATAGGTGACAGCGTTGGTGCCGTTGGGCGCATCATCATTGGTGGGTTGCGGCGGTTACCAGCAAAGCTAGTCTGGCCGTATTGATTGGTAGCGGTAATTCCTGCTGGCGACGCCAAGCGTGACGGCATTTGCAACCGATTAAATCTGTTAGCTATACTGTCCGCCATACTAAGCCCCCAACAATCCCGCTATACCGCCTGCCGCCGCACCCAAGCCAGCGTAGCCGGAGCCAATCATGCCGCCAAGCTGTGCGCCGCCAAGAGCGCCTGACAGCGCCGAGCCAATCGGCTGACGATATACCGGCTGAGACTTCTCGCCGCCAACCGTGCCGCCTTGAATAATCGACATGTAATTCGCCAACGCGTTAAGCGGGCTTTCCTGCTCAAACTGGAAGCGCGCCATATCCGCCTCAAGCTCGGCTTGCGATTGCGCCTCGCGTGCCGCGCCGACTTCGGCCAGCTTGCGCAGATCGCTAAACCCAAACTCATACGCGGCAGGCGCCTGAGCGATTGCATCTCGTTGCGCCTGATACGCCATTGGCGCCAGAGCCGCACCAAGCGCCGCCTGCTGGTAGCCAGAGCCGTAACGGCCAGCCTGAGCCGCCTGAGCCTGCACCTGTTGCACGACTGGTTGCATAGCCGCAGACATCAGCGGGTTTGTGCCGGTTAGGTTTTGGTATATCGCCTGTTGCGTGGCTGGAATAAATGGCGAACCAGACACAGCCATCTGACGCTGACCTGCCAGCGCCATCTCGCTTTCGGGCGAGTATCCCACAACCGTCTGGCCGGGGTAATACTGAGGCGCACCACCCTCGTACAGCTCTTTGGCCTGCGACATGCCGTACTCAAGAAATGGCTTCGCGTATGCTGGTGGGCCGCTACTCTGGGTGATTGTGCGTGTTGATCCGCCGCCTTTACTCATCGTTCAAATCCTTCGCCAAAATAACCGCCGTCGCGGTGTAATCTTTGAGGTGCCGTTGCCAGCCCTTCCTGCCGATAATTTCCATCGCGTCACATCCGAGTGACTTCGCCCAAACCGATATGGACTTTTCCGCCTCAGTCAGCTCGCTCAAGTCCCCGCCAGCTAACCAGATGCGGCATATAGACCGCTGTGGGTAGTCCACTATTTCTGTGATAATAGCAGACTTTTCTAGCGGATGTAACTGCGCCTTGCCGGTAGCCACAGCGTGGTAGACGTCTTCCATTGTGTGCGTGCCGCCAGCATATTCCAGCGCGTCGCTGATCCACTTGTGGCACCGCTCCCAGTGTCCACCTAGCCGGTCACTATCCGATAATAAGATAGGCGAAACGTGCATCGTGTCCTGCATTTGAATAGTTAATAACCATAGTGCCGTCTGTGCTTGTGCTGTCTATGTATGGGTTGTGATGCCACGGGTCGTGGTCAACGCCAGTAAAAAACACCAAGCTACTGGTTGAATATCGAGGCTCATCAATAGTTACCTGTGTTGTGGTAGCTAACAAAGTAACATATCCGATACTATTGAGGCCGCCATTTATTGTGCGATTAAGAACCTCTGCAATCTCTCTTGTGGTTGCTGTAATTGGGTTTAATATTCTAAAATTAGTTATTCTTTCAGAAGTTGTCATCGCCGACCCACCTGCCTAGCCTCGACGTCAATCCCGTGCGCGAATGACCAGTTATTCGACAGCAACATCTTCACCCGCTGGTATCTGTCCTGCGACCTAAACGGCACAAATCCAGCCGCGTTAGTTCCGCCGCCAGCTTGAAATACGACCGTGTCGGTTGGTGTACCTCGCAATCCAACGAACAGCTCAACCGTGCCATCTTCGTGATACGGGTACACACGCGTGATAATGCTGTGATTGCCGACACTAAGCGCCGCCTCGCCGGTCGTGATTGTCGCCTGCAACGGGTCGCCGGTAAACGTGTACAGCTTATCGCCAACCGCGCCGCCAAAGAAAAACTGCCCGCCGCGAAATAGCTGGCTGTCGAGTGTTGTGGTCAGGCCGTCAATCGTTGCCGACAGGTTGTCCAAGTCCTCGACCGTGTAACCGGCGCTAAAGAATGGCGTAATAAAGTCAGCGTTTACCTTACCCAGTGACCAGCGACCCAGTGCGTAGTTAAAAATCAGCAGGCGGTCGGGCTGACCGGTTGTGCTGGCGGTGCTAGTGTACGACCAGACCGCGATCTGATTAAGCGGGTCAACCGCCGCAGTCATCCTGTCCTTGTACTGCGAGTTAAAGTCTTTGGCGAAAAACTTGTCGATCTTCTCATTGCCAATCGGCGTCGACCGCTGGCCATCAAACATGTGGAAGCCGTTGTCGGAATAGTAAAACACGTTTGAGCCGTAGTTGCACACTGAGCCGGGTATGCTACAGCCGCGCTGGCTCTCGACCTTGTCAAACTGGAAGATAAGCGGCGGGCCGGTGTATGTGGCGCGAAATATAGCCTTCTCGCAAAGTATCGTGCAGTATTCCCCGCCCACCATTCCGGTAATCGCGCCGCTGTCTGGCAGTTCTTGAAAGTCGCTCTGATCGACGCCGGACGTCCAGCTTGTGATGTCGTTAAACCCTGACCATCTGACCTTATACGGCACACGCCCAGAGCCTTCGTCGATATTAGCCGTCCAGATAAAGTCACGCACCACGGCCAGAAAGTCAGCCCTTGGCGGTGAGCCAGCCAAGTCAGAAAACGCGGTGTCTGTGCCTAGTTGCCACTTCTGCAACTCTTCGCCGGTTCCGCCAGACGCAATGACATACTCACCAAATTGTACGAACCGCCATTTTTCTGCATTGATGAGGTCATAGGCTGGTGTGCCAGCCTTGCTGACATCGTCCAGATTATTGGTTGATGGGTTGAACGAGTATAGCTTGCTGTCGTCCCCAGCGAATAGCTTGACGTTGCCGCTGTTGTCTTTAGCCGCATAGATACCTCGTATTGTGCCGCTGGCAGAATTGCTAAAGCTAATAAACTGGTTTAGCGGCCGGTAGCCGTTATACGCCGGTATCACGTTCTCTGCCGTGACGACGCCTGCGTTCATAAAGTCCGGCTGATCCGGTAGCCATTCGCCAAAAGTAATCATTGCCCTAACCAGTTACCAGTTGCGCCCGCGGGCGGTGTTGACCAAATGCTAGGCGCGCCTGCTGGCGCTGTAGCCCAAGACGGTGTAGTCGGTGTGACCGCCGTCCACTCCTCGCCGAGTATAGTCATTGTCACGTCGCCAGTCACTGCCACCCTTGCCGCGCCAGCTCCGGCAAACTCCGCCACGACGCCGGTTGACTGCGTCACTGCAACTTCCGCCGTGCCAGCGCCCAGCGTCACAAAGTTAGAGCTAGACGTCGCGCTGGCGGTGATTGTGGCTGTGGCCGCCATAGGCCGTATGCGATTAAGGTCAGACGTCGCAGTGCCGACTGCGTTGACCAGCGCCTCAAACGGCCGGACACGGGCAAACGCGCTAGAAGCCGTGCTGATCGCCTCAACAGAGGCAACCATAGGCCTTATACGCTCGGCGGTGCCAGAGGCCGTCACAGAGACGCTTACAGCCGCTGAGACGCCTTTTAACTTCGACGCCTCGGATGTTGCGGTGATTGCGGTGCTGGCGCTACCGTCAGCGACCTTTACTTCCAACGCGAGCGCATCGAGCGTGCCATAGTTCCAGTTGTCTAACGCGCCCCAGCCGTCCATATGGTCGAGCGCAACCGCAGTCCACGCGACCTTGTCGCCAACCGTGTCGATGGTAAACGGCAGGGCATCAAGCGTGCCGGTTAGCCTATCTAGTGGTGCGGTTGTCGACATTGGCTACCCCTAAGCGGCGGTAATGTCCATATCACCGATTGCGATTTTGAGGATGTCGCCAGTCTCGATGACCTTGCTTGCGGTCAGTGCGCCGTGGATCAGCAGGTTGCCAGAAGTCAGGGCGTCAAATATACCGAAGTGAGATACCGTACCCCAAGAGCCGGTGGCGGCGTTAAACTCGACCGCCGCGTCATTTGATGCGACGCCAGATGCGGCCGCGCCAAAGCTGATAGCCTCGCGGGCGTAGTTGTTACCGGTCAGCTCGGTGCCGCTGTTGTCGTCGTTAAACGAACCGGTCGACAGGCCGACGTAAACAGTTGCTGGCATCGTGTAGGCGCCGGTGCCTAAGATGTGGTCGAGAATTTCATTCTCAAGGTAGTCGGACATAGCAGACATAGTTTAGCTCTCCACTGCTGAATTTTGGCGTTGATATACACTGCTGATAAACAACGACCCCGTGCCATAATGCGAGCGTTGCTCATCAACCTTGATTTCCTCAAGGGCAAGGTTGAACCGTTGCAGGTACTGCGACGCACGCGTCTCATCTAGCAGGTAAGCATACGCCTCGGCCAGTGCGCCGTAAAGGTAGGCGTCGGGCGACCGGCTCAGGATGTTGTTTGTCTGGTTTACGGCTGACAGCGCATCAATCGTGCCGATGTAGACGATCTCGACCGTGTAGGTTGTGTCGGGGATCGGGCGCAGTTTGATTTCGTCGCCGATGATGCTGTAGCCAAGCGGCTTACCCTGACCGCCCGACGAAAACTTTATGTCAAGCGCCGACGGGCTGTAATAAGACAGCACGGTCAGCGGCGTGGTGTTTAGCTTCACCTCGCGCACCTCGCGCAAGTCAACCGGCAGGGCTAGGTACTCGTTGCCGCCAACAGTCGACGCGGTGACGCGCTTTTCCTGACTGCGTGTCTCAAGCTCGCGGCTCATGCGTGCCTCGGCCATTGTGATGAAGTCGGGTATCTGTGCCGTCAGGTCGTCCCTAGCCAGAAACCCGGCTATGGCGAGCTGTAAATTTGCGTATGTATCGACTGCCATTATATGTTTCCGCCGCCTGTTCTAAAGTCACGGTTTTGATGATCGTTTAGCCACGCCTTCCAACCCTTCGGGTTTTCCTGCGGCGTGCCAAGCGTCTCAATCAGGTGATTATACACGACATTAGGTATTTCCGCTACATGTTGCATGTGGCGCTGGGTATTGCCGATCATACTGCCCTTTGAGTAGTCGTTGTTCATCTGCCGATTTAGCTTTACCAGCGTGTCGAAGCGTTGCTTTTGCTCAATGACAGTCGAGCCGTCATTGTTCTGGTGCATGTACACTTCTTTTTTGGTGTGTGGGTCTGTGTATAAGACGCGTTTCATATTACCACCTATGAATTAGAAGAGAGGGGGCAGTCGCCCGCCCCCTCAGTGATATTACGAACCGTTAAGGTCAAACACAACAGCGTGTGCCTTTGGCGCGGTTGGCTTCAGTGACCATTCTGTCACGAGGTGTGACGTGGTCGCGTCGCCGTCCTTGGCCAAGTCTTCCTCAAGGAAGTTACGACCTTTCAGTGTGCAGATTGACACATAGTCTGGGTCAATCAGGAACACACGGTCGTTGCCCATCAGGCGTGATGGAACGGCCTCGACTGTGCCGAAGTCTGTAAGGAATACAGAAGTCGAGCCGACGTATGTGACTTCCTTAGCGGCAGTCATATTTACGTCGTTAGACACCAGATTGCCTGTGGCAGACAGGTCTGAGAAGTTGGCGCGGTTAGTTGCAGACGCAACCATAAGACGAGGATTACCGCCGTCTTCCCACGCGTCCTGCATGCCGTCCTCGATCAAGGCAAGTGTCAACGGGCGAGCCGTGCCTGACGTGATCGTTGTTGTGCCGTTTGCACCAACAGCGAAGGCGCCAGTTGCGCCGACTGAGCCGTTTGACATCCAGCAAGTCAGTGACGCTGACTTACGAGGGTCATTGCCGTCACGGGCAACGTCGGTGTCACCGATTGCCTTTTCGATGTCGCGGCGCAGTTCGAGAGCCTTCAACACCTTCTGGTAGTTGTGTTCCCGTTCACGCCCGGCTGTGTCAACAGCGTCCAGAGTGCCAGAAGTCGCGAAGACTTTCTTGGAAATCTGGTGGTAGTTGCCCACGCGTGATGTTGGGGTCGCCGCCGCAGTTGCGGTGGTCGCACCTTCATTGTGATAGTTGGTAGCTGACGCCGCCGTCAGCTCCTGCACTTGCCATTCCACAAAGATACCATTGCTGGTCTCTTTTTTTACGTTGCTGAAAATCGGTGTTTCAGCAGGGTCAATGCGGTAAATAATATCGGCGAGCTGTTCCTTTTCGCCGACTGCCGCGCTTGTCGCAAAAACAGTCATTGTAGTTTACTCCTTGGGCTATCTGCCCATTAGATAATTAACGGCGGCATCCACGGTTCCAGCGTCCTCAAAACGCTTTCTCGCTTGTTGCCGAGAACGTGTAGCAACTTCGCGCTTGGTTTTCGGGCGTCCTGCCTTAGCCATCTTTGGCGCCTCACGGGTGCGTTTTTTGGCGGCGGGTTTCTTCGACTGAAGGTTGTCCCACTTCCACGCCTTGTAAAGCAATTCGATAGCCCGCGCGTCAGACGCGTTGGCGATCTCTTCTTCACTAAACCCAATTCGACGCTGTGCGTACTTGATGACTTCCTGACGCTCATTCTCGCGAATGTCGTCGTTCTGCCACTCAGGTATGCGTTGCAACATATCGGCGCGCTGGTGCTGTAAGTGCTTTTCCAGATTGCGCTGATGATCCTGCATCTGCTGTTCTGCGACGCGTTGCCTTTCGGCTTCGACTGCTTTCTGCTGTTCCTTGTACTGATCCCATTCGGTCTTAGCTAGGAACAAGTCACGCTCGCTCATCGTTTCGGCTAATGCTCTCCAATCAGGTTCCTGCTGGACTGTCTGTTGGATTTGGGCGCTCAACAAATCAAGTTGCTGTGCGTAGGCGTCGCGCATTTGCTTAACCTCGGCCGCCTCTTGTTCAAAGGCTTTGCGTTGGTTAGCCAATTCCATCGACTTCCTAGTAAATGACTGCTGACGCTGATAACCGTTTCGCAGTTCGTCTAGGTCTACCTCGATTTCCTCACCGTCAACTTTGACAGTGTATCTTTGCTGAGGCTCCTCGACAACTTCGTCGTCGTCATCATCGTAGTAGTCATCTTCGCCTTCACCGGCATCATCATCGTCAATGTCGTCATCCGGCGCCTCGTCGGCGTTATCGGTGGCGGCATCTAGTGCCTCTGCCTCTGGCTGTTGAAGCTCATCTTGAGCCTCGTTCTCTTCTGCCGCAGTATCCGCTGGGGGATTGCTCAGAAGGGTTAATGCGTCATTCATTGATAAAGTGCCGGTTCCATTCGGATTGTCGACCATAATTAAATCACCTTATTTTGTTAAAAATAGTGCGCCTCTGCAAATCTTCCAGTTGCGCTTCGGCCAATTTACCATCCTCTACCACGCTTTGAAAATACCCCCTTAGGGCGCTAAGTGCTTGGCTTAGATTGTAAATACGCTCGCGTGCCTCTGCGTCTTTGACGTCGCTCGACTTCCACGCCTCGATAAACTGCGTGTCGAGGTAATCAAACGCCTCAACAAAAAGCTCATGCCTTAGCAGGCTGGCGGCTTTCTCGGCCCGCGCCTGCTTGTCCCTTAGTTTGTGTTTGTCCATTTTTCCCTACGATAAAAGTGTGTAACCTGTTAGGTCGGGCGCCTGTTTGAAGTATTGCGGACGTGTAGCCGCGCCGCGCCGGAACGCCAAGTTGGCTGTGCTAAAGTCTGACGGTGTGCCAAAGCCCGCGCCGTAACGCTGGGCAAACATGCCCATACCCATAGGCGCAACGTCAAGTAGCCCCATACGGGCGTAGTCGCCTTCGGCGTATGGGCCAGATGTTGTCATAACTTTACCATCACCGCCGGGCAGGCCGCCAGCTAACCGGCACGCCTGCAAGTCCTCGTCAAACATGTAGCCGTCTGGGCATTGCTGTTCACCGGTGTTTGGGTTGTATGTGGCGGGGACGGTGTCTGGGCCTCTGCCGTCGTCAAATGCTGGGCTTGTGTCATTCCCGCTATATATTCCATCAGCGTCATATACACCCTGAAATTTACCAGTAACATCAAAAGCTGGAATTGAGCCTTGAGTGCCAAGGACGCGCTCCATATTTGACAAATTGGCTTTTCCTAATAACCCGCCAATTATACCCGGAACAGATGGTACTCTAAATGTTTTGCCAAGAAACGAAACGGGATAACCCTGCATAAGTGCGTTAGCGTTTATCATTCTATTTTGTAGTTGATTTCTCGCATATCCTAAAATCTGATTTCTGGCTTGAATATCACCAAGACCTGATGCGCCCGTCCGAATAGCCATCATCGTGTCGTAAATGTCTCTAGCCGTTTGGCGAGAGGTGGGGTCAAAATTATCGTCAAACTGATAATTACCTAAGTCAACGCCTTGTGCGGCGGCGGCGGCGGCGGCAATGTCCTGCTGAACGCTTTGGTCGATGTCTTCATCAGACTGATTGTCGGAAGCGGAACCACCACCACCACCGCCGCCGCCTTCAAAACCGCCGCCAGATTTTTCTCTACCAGAACTATCGCGCTCAGATGGTGGAAATGACGGGATGCCGTGGTGCAACTCACCGGAACCACCATTGTCCATAAGCAGTTGCGCCTCTTCCGGCGTGATGTACGCCAGCAGGTGCTTCTGGCCTCTAATGGTGGTGCGGCGTGGTGGGTTCTTCATAGCCATCGTTATGCCCTCGGCAGGTTCGTTGATATTTCGGCGTCGGTCACAGCCTTAGCCACGCGTAGTTGCGCCTCGGCCTCTAACTCTTGGCGCCGTATGTCCATTTCCATAATCATCTTCTCGCGCTCAAGCTCAAGCTCGGCCTGCATGCGCTCGCGCTTCAACGCGATCTCGGCCTCGGCTTTCTGCTGTGCAAGTTGCATGTCCATTTGCGCCTTCTGCTGTGCCATCATCAGCGCGGGGTCTTGTTGCGGCTGTTGCTGTGCGGCCTGCTGTTTCTGCATTGCCAGCGTCTGGGCGACAACCTGCGGCGAGTTAAAGAATTGATCCGCATCCTTAAATCCGCCAATCTCGGCAATCGAGCGCAACGTGTTCACATACTGCGGCGCTGACACCAGCGGGTTGTCGGCGCCTAACTGCATCAGGATTTGCTCTTGCTTCGCCGCGATCTGCGTCAGGAACGCGATCTTGGTTTCGTCGTCAGTCGTGCCAAGCCCGACCTGCACAATCGTGTCAAACTGCGACTTCCACTCGGCCGGATTAATCGGCACAAAGCTGTTGTTGAGGCGTAGCATCTTCTCGTTGGTGTCGTGCTTTAGCACAAGCGCCAAGATGCCCTTAAACAAGTCTTTCACGCCGGTCTCGGCCATTGTGCGCGCGTAGCTTTCCAGCTTGATCTGCGCGCCGCGTACCGTGGCGGCAACCGCACTAGCTGTCGAAGACTGCAATGCGTTTGCGTCGAGGCCCTGCGACGCGGCACTCATGCCGGTGCGCTGTTCCTTAATCGTGTCGAGGTAATCCATCAGCGGGCGTATCTCGCCGCCCACAGACGCGCCAGCCAGTGGCTGTATCATGCCCGGCTGTCTTACGCGGATCACGCCGCCAGCCTGTGCATCCAATAAATCATCGAGATTTACGGCCCCCTCGACCGCGGCAATCCGCGGCAGTGTCGACGAATACACGCTGTCCAGATACTGGCGCATCAGCGTAGTCTTGATGACCTGCAAGTCCTCGGTCATGTCGTAGATCGAGCGACCGACCAGCCGGTGCGGCATCAGGATCGGCGACGCAACCGCAAACGGGATGTGATCCCACGGCTCGTTGTGCAAAATCTCGGCGCCGTCTGATCCAATCGCGCAGATGCGGCGGCGCTCGGCAATGCCGTCGCCGTCGAAGTCGACGTT